GAGCCGTGAAGACCTAGAAAGAATGGGCGAGTCAGGTCGTCTATTCCGTGAGATGTCATTCAGCATCGAGAAGACTTCGGTTACCGCCAAGTCAAGAGCCCTCAAAGCTGAGTACACTCTAGAACTAGCACAAGACCTCAAGGCTATTCATGGTCTTGATGCTGAGCAAGAACTTGCTAACATTCTTTCAAGTGAAGTTCTTGCCGAAATCAACCGTGAAGTTGTTCGTACCGTTTACCGTGTTGCCAAGAAAGGCGCTCAGAATAACGTTGCTACCGCTGGTGTATTTGACCTCGACGTTGATTCCAACGGTCGTTGGACGGTTGAAAAGTGGAAGGGTCTACTCTTCCAGATTGAAAGAGATTGTAACGCTATTGCCCAAGACACTCGTAGAGGCAAGGGTAACTTCCTCATCTGCTCAGCTGACGTTGCTTCAGCTCTAGCGATGGCTGGTACTCTCGATTATTCCTCAGGTCTCGGCGGCGCTGGTGGTCCTTCCCTCAGTGGTGTTGATGACACTGGCAACCTTGCTGTTGGTACAATCAATGGTAGAATCAAGGTCTTTGTTGATCCTTATGCTGCTAATGTTTCTGATAAGCATTACTACCTCGTAGGTTATAAGGGTTCTTCACCATATGACGCTGGATTCTTCTACTGCCCATATGTACCCCTCCAGATGCTCCGTTCGATTGATCCTAACACCTTCCAGCCTAAAATTGGCTTCAAGACTCGTTACGGCATGGTATCGAACCCATTCGTCACCACCAACGGTGCTTACAACGGCACTCCAGATGGCGAGACTCTCACCCCTAATGCTAACATGTACTACAGAAGAGTACAAGTTAAGAACCTCATGTGATTCATCACTGGTTCATCTAGACCCCTTCGGGGGTCTTTTTTTATGCAGATAAATAGTAGTAGCTTGGGAAGTTGACATGCCTGCCAAATGGTTTGATGAACAACCAAAAAATAGGAATTTCTTAACTCCTATTGGTTTTAAATTAAATTTAGAAATTTTTAATAGTGTAGATTTTTTCTGCCAATCAATAAATCTTCCTGATGTAAACATGCCGTTTACTGACGTACCAACAAGATTTAGATCGTTTCCAATTGTTCCTGGTGGTGGAATGCAATTTGGTGATCTAAGAATTAGATTTATTATTGATGAAGATTTACACAATTATAACTCTATTCATTCGTGGATCAAAAAAAATTCTGGGGCTAACGAACATCCAGATATGCCAGAGTATTCACATGGTCAATTGTTTATTCTGACATCTAATTTTAATACAAATAGAATTGTAGATTTTGAAAATTTATTTCCTATTAGTTTAACTGATATTACTTTTGATTCTACAGCAACCGATGTAGAATATTTTACTGCTGACATATCATTCAAATTTACTGACTACACTATTCGTGATAAAAACTTTAAACCAATATGAAATTTGAAACTATAGTATCTCTCTTTGAAGGCATAAAAAATCAATGGAAAGAAGATTCAGAAATTGATTTCCAATTTAAAAATAAACAATATTCGGAAGATCTAGCAAGGTTATCTTTAGAGATACCTTTTCAACACAATAAATATTTAAACCATTATACAGATCTTAATGGTATTAAAACCAGTTTAGAATTTAATCTTAGAAAATTAATAAAAAATAAAAGAGAATATTACGGCGGCGAAGCAGACGCTAAAGTATATGCCGAAAAACCATTTGGATCTAGTATTAAAACATCAGACAAGATGAGAGTTTATCTTGAATCAGATGAGGATATTATTAATTTAGAAGCAAAAATTAAATACGTAGACCAAGCATTATATTTTCTAGATCAGGTTTTAAGAATGATTTCGCAAAGAAATTATCACATTAAGAATGCTATTGAATGGGAAAAATTCATCAATGGAAATACATGATGTCAAATATTATCATCCGTAAGAAGAACGAAGTCTTTTTAAAGTTGGAGTCCGAACCTCATGTTCATCGTGAGTTGTCGGACTATTTTTCTTTTGAAATGCCAGAAGCAAAATTTTTAAAAAGAAATCCTAGATATCGTTATTGGGATGGGGTCATTCATTTGTATTCCCCAGGTACAGGAGAATTATATGGCGGGTTACTTCCCCATTTAAAACAATGGTGTCAAGAAAGAAGTTACCAGTTATCTTATGAAACAGATAAATGGTATGGCGATGTAGAAGAAAAAAATCAAATGGTTTCTCCCGCTGGGGTTAAAGTGTTTATGGATAAGATCTGTAAATTTGCTCCTAGAGATTACCAGTACTCAACTGTATATCAAGCATTAAAAAATAATAGAGGGTTGTTTTTATCTCCTACAGGATCTGGTAAATCATTAATGATCTATTCGATTGTGAGATATTATGTAGCTACGGGAAAGAAAATTTTATTAGTTGTTCCTACTACTTCTCTCGTTGAACAAATGGTAAAAGATTTTGGAGAATATGGTTGGAGCACCGAGGAGAATGTACATACAATATATTCGGGCAAAGATAAGAACACAGATAAGCCTGTCATCATTTCTACATGGCAGTCAATCTACAAATTCCCCAAAAGGTATTTTGACGATATTGACTGTGTTATTGGCGATGAAGCACACCTATTTAAGTCAAAGTCCCTCACAGGAATTATGACAAAACTTCATAATGCCAAGTATCGTTTTGGATTTACTGGAACATTAGATGGATCTAAGACACATAAGTGGGTGCTAGAAGGATTGTTTGGTGCCTGTGAAAAAGTTACAAAGACTGATGATCTAATTAAACAAGGGCACCTATCAAATCTTCGTATCAAAATTCTTGTATGTAAACACGAGTATCAATATTTTGAAGACTATCATTCTGAAATTGAATACTTAGTGAACAATCGTAAAAGAAACAATTTAATTAAAAACCTTGTACGTGATTTAGAAGGCAACACATTAGTTTTATTTAACTATGTCGAGAAACATGGTGAACCTTTGTATGAATTAATAAATAATGATATCGGAGAAAAAAGAAAAATTTTCTTCGTACACGGTTCCGTTGATGTTGAAAATAGAGAGCAAGTTAGAGTAATTACTGAGCAAGAAAATGATGCTGTAATTATTGCTTCTTACGGAACATTCTCAACTGGAATTAATATTAAAAGATTACACAATATTGTATTTGCTTCACCATCTAAATCAAGAATTAGAAATCTTCAGTCAATCGGAAGAGTTCTTCGTAAAGGTGAAGGAAAAGATATAGCAACTCTTTATGATATAGCTGATGATATATCAAATGGTAATCGTCAAAATTATACTTTAAATCATTTGGTAGAACGCATCAAAATTTATCAAGAAGAAAATTTTAAATACGAAACTATAACAATAAATTTAAAATAATGGAAGAAGAATTTTATTCAATTATAAAATTAGTATCAGGTGAAGAAATTATTGCTAAAGTATGTTACTTGCCAGATGAAGATAGTTTATTAATTGAAAATCCTTTAAAGGTAGAAAGAATGTCACATAAGAAAGGATCTCATTCTGATGGGTTTACTCTCAACGAATGGATCCATGCTACTTATGATAATATGTTTGTAATACCTAAAAGTGCTGTTATTACAATGACTGAACTAGATAAAAAAATTGAAGGGTATTACATCAGAATGGTAAACAATGAAGAACTATCTAATGAAGTTGATGTGAAACCAGAACGTTTATCTAAACGAATGGGTTACTTAGGATCAGTAACTGATACTAAAAAATACTTAGAAGATATATTTAAAAGAAGCTAAAAGCTATATATCCTTTGAACCCTGACAGAGTTATTGTACTGGGTTTTTGAGATCTTGTCAAGCCCCCTTGACATTTTGTGAGGAATCCTTTATACTCGTATCAAGACTAACAAATCATATGAGCAAGAAAAATACAGAGTATTATGTAAATAACAAAGAATTTTTAGAAGCAATAACTGTGTTTAAAAAACAAGTTAATGAAGCTAAGAAAAACGATCTTGCTCGCCCACGTATCACTAGGTATATTGGTGATTGTTTTTTAAAGATCGCTACACATTTATCCTATAAACCAAACTTTGTCAACTATACTTTTAGAGATGACATGATCTCCGATGGTGTAGAAAATTGTGTACAATACATTGATAACTTTGATCCAGAAAAATCACAGAATCCGTTTGCTTATTTCACACAAATTATTTACTATGCCTTCTTAAGAAGGATTCAAAAAGAAAAGAAACAGTTAGAAATTAAAAATAAAATTTTAGAAAAGTCTGGATACGACCATGTAATGTATACAGAAAGCTACAATGGAGATATGGCTGGTATGAATTCCAGTTATTCTGATATGACAGGCATCAAAGAATCACTTGAGATTAGGAACAAAAGATGACAATTGCTCTTATTACAGATCAACATTTAGATGGTCGTAAAGGAAGTTTAGTTTTTTGGGAATACTTTAAAAAGTTTTACGATGAAATTTTCTTCCCCACACTTAAAAAACATAATATCAAAACTGTTATTGATCTTGGAGACACATTCGATAATAGAAAGAGTATTGATTTTAATGTTTGGAATCGTATTCGGAAGCATTATTTTGATCGCCTCAGGGATTCTGGTATTTCCGTTCATATGATTCTTGGTAATCATTGTACATACTATAAAAATACAAACGAGATCAACTCCCCAGAACTTCTTTTACAGGAATACGATAACATTCAAATCTATTCCAAACCAGAGACAGTAATGATTGATGGCACTAAAATTCTTATGATGCCATGGATCAATTCTTCTAACATGGAAGAAACAATGGCATGGATTAATGATACCAGTGCTGAGATTGCTATGGGTCATTTAGAACTGAATGGATTTGTAGTTACCCCAGGAACAAAAATGGATCATGGTATGGATCCTTCCATCTTTAAAAAATTCAAACAAGTATTCTCTGGGCACTTTCATCATAAATCTTCTAGAGGAAACATTACCTACTTAGGTAATCCTTACCAAATGTTTTGGAACGATTATAAAGACGAGCGAGGATTTCATCTCTATGAACCAAAGACCAATAAACTCAAGCGGGTCAAGAACCCTTATGAGATTTTCCAGAAAGTATTTTATAATGATTCTACTGGTTCTCATCTCAGCATCGATCCCTCTCAGTTTACAAATTCTTATGTCAAGATTATCGTAGAAGAGAAAAAAGATTATCAACAGTTTGAAGATCTTCTTGAAAAACTATATCAAGCAAATGTCATTGATTTAAAAATTGTAGAAACATTCATTGATGACAACACAGAAGAAGATACTGATGTTGAAATTAAAGATACGCTTACTCTTCTCAATGAATATATTGACGAGGTAGAGATATCCGTAGATAAAAATAAATTAAAACAACTTATGAAATCACTATATATTGAAAGTTGTGAAGTAGTATAAACTTATGTTCATCATTACACTTCAACATAGAGAAGATGGAGTCTATTCGGTGTTATCTGATAATGGTGAACACATTATTCCTTTATTTGAAGATGAGGATGATGCTGATCGTTATTTAATTTTACTTGAACTTGAAGATGAAACAACCCCGCCAATGAGAGTAAGACCTATTGACGGGGATGTTATAATACAAGCATGTACAGAAAGATCCCAAAAATATTCAGTCATAACTTCTGACGATTTTATTATTCCACCTAATCCACCATGATCATTTTTAAAACTATCCGTTGGAAAAATTTTCTCTCAACTGGGAATGTTTTTACTGAAATCAATTTGGATTCTAATAAATCAAATTTAATTGTCGGAACTAATGGAGCAGGTAAGAGCACTATTCTGGATGCTCTTACTTTTTCTTTGTTTGGGAGACCATTTCGTAAGATTAATAAACCGATGCTTGTGAATAGCATCAATGAAAAAGATTGTCTTACTGAAATTGAATTCTCTATTGGCAAGAATGAATTCAGGATTCGCCGTGGAATTAAACCAAACATCTTTGAAATCTATCAGAACGGTGCCATGTTGGATCAAGCATCTTCTGCCATTGATTTTCAAAATCAATTGGAACAAAATATTTTAAAAATGAACTATAGATCTTTCACACAGATTGTTGTGCTTGGATCTTCTACGTTTGTTCCTTTTATGAGATTGCCGATTGCTTCTCGTCGAGAAATCATTGAAGATATTCTGGACATTCAAATCTTTTCTGTGATGAATCAAAACCTGAAAGAAAAGGTTAGAATCATTAATGATGAAGTTAAAGATCATCAATACAAATATGATTTATTAAAAGAAAAAATTTCTATGCAGAAGCAATTCATGCTAGATATTGAAAAGAAAAATAAGGAAGACATTCAAGAAAAAGAGAATCGTAAAGAAATTTTATTAAAAGAAGCACTTAATCATGAATCTGAAATCCTCGATAACGACAAGGAAATCGACGCTAAGACCATTGCCGTTTCAGACACGTCGAAAGTTAAAGCAACAATCTCTAAGGTTGATTCGCTCAAGAACAAAATTGCAACCAAACAAAAGTCATATAATAAAGAAAAAGTATTCTTTGAGCAGAATGATTCGTGCCCGACATGTGGGCAATCGATTGAGGAGCATTTTAAACAAGAGAAGATCCAAGTTCTCTCGGATAAACTTGTTGAGGTGGAGAAAGCTATGTCTGATTTGGGACAACAACTTTCCAATCTCCAAAGTCAAGAAGATACCTTTATTCTTTTGATTGATGAAATAAACGAACTCAATCTAAAGAATCGACAACTCAATAATGAAATCAGGTCACTTCATAAAAGAATTTTTGAACTTGATGATGAGATTAAAAAATTAGAAGACACTGACGTAAATCAAAAAGAACAGTTTGTGATCCTTAAAGATCTTACTGATCAAAGTAAAACGGTACAGAAAACTATTTCTGATACTAAAGAAGAAAAAGATTGCTTGACCGTTGCTTCTATGCTTCTGAAAGATAATGGAATCAAAACCAGAATTATTAAGAAGTATCTGCCAGTAATGAATAAACTACTGAACCAGTATCTTCAGAATATGGATTTCTATGTTAACTTTACATTGAATGAAAATTTTGAAGAAACAATTAAATCAAGATATAGGGATGTGTTTTCTTATGAATCTTTTTCTGAAGGAGAGAAAGCTAGAATTGATATTGCTCTGCTGCTTACTTGGAGAGCTATTGCTAAACTTAAGAATAGCGTAGATACTAACCTCCTGATCTTAGATGAAATCTTTGATGGTTCTTTAGATCAAACTGGCAGCGGTGAACTTAGTTTTATTCTCAGAAAATTTGATGACAATACAAATGTATTTGTAATCACTCATAAAGAACAACTTATTGACAAATTTGATAGAACAATCACTTTTGATAAAGTCAAAAATTATAGTGTTGCTAGTGTGACACTTTCTGAACTGGACTAAGGCAGGGGCAACTCTGCCTTTTTTAGTTTAAAATGATTTCA